ATGGAAAGCACTTTTGGCGATCAGGTACGTGGTTTGAAGGTGTACGGTTCTAAGGTTGTTACTCCTGACGCACTTTGCGTTGGTAAGTGGACCTAAGATCGACTAATGATCGGGGGAGGTTTTCCTCCCCCTTTTTAGCGAGACACTTATGACCAAGAAATCAAAGACAAAAAAAGACGAGATATTCATTCAGGCTAAGGAAGACTTCAACGTTAATTTAGACAGAAGGCTAACCCTTGAGCAGCTAGAAGATCAGGTGCAGAGATTAGCTAAAGATAAAGCTAACCCTCCAAAAAAGACTGAAGAGCTTATCCCGAAGCGGGTCAAAAATGTTATCACTGGTAACGAGTTTGACTACAACCCGATTTTTAAAAACAACCCCGATTTACAAGTAATCGAATGGGAGACCGATAATGGCGACAACTAAGGTAATAGACATTTTAGATCGGGCTGCAATTATTCTTCAGGATAATACGAATGTCCGGTTTCCAAACTCAGAGCTTTTAAAGTTCTTTAACGATGCACAGAAAGAAGTTGTATTGCATCGTCCAGACGCAACAATGGTTAACACTACGTTTGCGTGTGCAGCAGGCAGTAAACAAACACTTCCGACGCAAGCTTTGCGTTTAATTGAGGTGGTTAGGAATGTTGGCGGTAGAGCAGTGACTCAAGTAGAGAGAAGAATCCTTGATGAGACTTTACCTAACTGGCATGAAACAGCTGCGGGAACAAATAAGATTGAGCACTATGTGTACGATCCCGCCGACCCAAAGAATTTTTACGTTTACCCTAAGGGTGCTAGTGGAACTCACAGCCTAGAAGTTGTGTATAGTTCTGCACCGGCAGAAATTTCTATATCGAACTTCGATACAGACACGACCGTAATCAGTTTGGATGACGTTTATTCAAATTGTATATTAGATTATGTATTGTATCGCTCATATCAGAAAGACTCAGAGTTTGCCGGTAACGCTCAAAGGGCAATGATGCACTATCAAAGCTTTGCTAATGCCTTAGGCGTTAAGACCCAAGCGGATAGCGCAACCACGCCAGTACCTGCAATGATGGGTAATGGCTAATGAAGTATTCTGATTTTTCTCTGTACGTTCGACCTGAGGCGCAGGGCGCTCCTGACTTTCTTATTGAGAGATCGGTAAGAGATTCGGCAATAGACTTTTGTGCTAGAACTGACATCTACATACCGGAGCCCGAGTTCATTACGGTAATTGCTGGACTGAACGAATATGCTGTATCTCTACCTACAGGCACAGAGTTAAATCACATTCTTGACGTTTTTAATGACAAGACTGCTTTGAATCCTATTAGCTACAGCCAATTACTGCTTCGTTTAGGCGATGAAAACACAACAGGAACGCCTGCTTATTATGCACAGCGTGACAACTCTGACTTCTATTTAGCGCCAATTCCTGCTGAGTCTGATTCATTCAGAGTTTTGTATTCAGTTAAACCGACATCAACAAGCACAAGTATCCCTGACAGTGTAGGTAAGGAGCATAGAGAAGCTATTGCTCACGGTGCATTGTATCGGCTACAAATGATGTCAGGTCAGCCTTGGTCCAACCCTAACGCTGCTGGTAATAACAAGCAGCTGTTTGAGAGAAGCGTTGGTCGAGTAATACGTCAGGTGAAGTATGGATTTAGCGGTGGTTCTTTAACCTGTAAACCGAGGGCATTTATCTGATGGCATATTTAACTACTATCAATCTAGTTCAGGGAGACCAGCTGCCGGAGATTGAGATCACTTTAAAAGATAGCAACACTGCTGTTGCTGGAGCTGTACTTGATGTTGATGATCCCACTACGTTTGCAGCTCTTGATTTGACTGGTGGATCTGTTCGAATGAGAGTTCGTGTTGTTGGTCAGACTGCTTTAGTGGACACCTTGCTTGGTACTATTACCAACCCTCAAGCAGGAAAGGTAACGTTCCTTTTTGACTCAGACACTTTAGATAGTAGTGGTGTTTTAGAGGGTGAGATTGAATTTACAGACTCGGCTTCTAGAACTCAGACTGTTTTGGATTTGATTAAGTTTAAAGTTCGATCACAGTTCGGTTAATAGCTTATGGCTATTAAGGCTACAGTATCCTTTAAAACCATCCAAGCTACAGTTTCTCACAGGAAGCTGAGCTTAGATGCGTCGTTAGTTCCTGAATTAGGTAATCAGATATCTTTTTCTAAGTTAACTGCTGTAGCAAACTGGAAAAACCTCTATCTCCACGACGTACATGTCAATGCTGAAAGAACAATTTACACGTTTAATGATCAGTACTCATTAGCTGATTCTGCTGTATTTGCCGTAGATAAGGGTATAAACGACACGCTTGGATTCTTATCACCTGACCCTGTGTTTACGGTCGGAAAGGTTTTATCTGATAATATTAACTTTGCTGACTTTGCACGAACACAAGCGGGAAAGAACGTATCAGACCCCTACTCCTTAACTGAGTCTCATGCAGTTACTGTAGGCAAGGCTTCTGTTGACTCTTTTGCTTTCAGTGAAAATGTCCACACGCTTTTAACCTTCATACGATCCTTCAATAACCCAGTAGTCATGGCTGAGAGCATTTCATCTCATGCCGGAAAGGCTCTATCTAATAATTATAATTTTGCGGATCAAATATCTACCCACCCCAACAAAGGTGCTGTTGACGCTCAATCATTTACAGAGTCACAAACATTTGTAGTGGGTAAAGGTATATCAGAGCCAGCCATCTTACTGGACCAGTTAACCATAACAAGACAGCCAAACAACTTTGTATTTAATCAGGTCGGTAGCGCAGTAACGGTAACGGGTGAGCTTAATGACACCGTAACATTCTCAGACGCAACGCCTACCTTTGTTATAAATACCACCCTTCAGGATTACTACACGTTAGATGATTTTGCTCAGATTGATAAAGATGTTGAGGGTGTTAAAACTAACGTGGTTGGTATGTCTGATAGCTTGGCGTTTGACCATATTGTAACGCACGCTTTATTAAACAGAACGTTAGTCGGCAACATGGTTCTTAACGCAGGCTAGCTTCTAGGTGTAAACAGGATTTATTTGCTTTGTCAAATACTGTTTCAACCACTATAATGTATTGTGAAACCACTGACTTTTTCCTGCGTCGGAGTCTGTCATATCAGTACCTTAGCTACATGACGCAGTTACGCTGTCTTCATGGATAGGAAAGTTCGACAGTTCAGTATTGCCGTTATTTAAAAATATACGGCAGTAAGATATTGAATGCTGATTAATTCGGAGACCTACCATGATCGTTGATGATCTAAATTTAAAAGGGCGCTTGACTGTTAACTTAATAGCAGCAGACGGCACCACAAAAGAAACTCAAGAAATTCCCAACTTGGTTGTTACTACAGGTAAGACCTTTGTTGCATCTCGTATGGCTGGAACGTCAGCTACCGTTATGTCGCACATGGCTATCGGTACATCCAGTACGGCAGCAGCTGTAGGTAATACTACACTGGGCTCAGAAGTTGCGCGAGTCGCGCTTGCTAGCACTACAGCTACAAACAATGACATTGTTTATGTCGCCACGTTCCCCGCAGGAACTCCTTCCTCTTCGGCTGGTGTTGTTGAGGCTGCAATCTTTAATGCATCTTCAAGCGGTACGATGCTTTGCAGAACTGTCTTTTCGATTATTAACAAGGCAAGTACAGACAGTTTAAGTATTACGTGGACAATTACAGCTAGCTAGGAGCCATAAATGGCGATTAAGTTCTCGAACCTAGCTAGCACTACGCTGGCTAGTGGCGTTTCTGATACAGCAACGTCTCTCAGTGTTACCAGCGCTTCACTCTTCCCTACGTTGGGAGGCAGTGATTATTTCTATGCAACAATCGGAACGGGTTCAGGCTCGGAGATTGTCAAGGTAACAGCCATCTCGGGAACGACCTTTACAGTTGTAAGGGGGCAGGACGGCACGACTGCAATAAGCCATTCCTCTGGCGCGGAGTTTTCACTCCGTGTAACTGCTGCTGCACTAAATGATTTAAGCACCCAAGCCGACACAGAATCTGTCTCCATTACTGGAGATACGATGACAGGCAACCTGTCACTTGGTACAAACAATAAGGCAATCTTTAACAGCCAGTTAGAAATCTATGGTGATGGTAGCCATAGCTACATTTCGGATGTAGGCACTGGCAACTTAATTATCAAAGGAACGCACCTCAATCTACGCGATGCAAACAATACGCTGTATATGGAAGCCCTCCAAGGCGGTGCTGTAACTTTACGCCACGCAGGAAATATTTCTGTAGCCACCACCTCTAGCGGAATTTCGGTCACGGGAGATATTACGCTAGGTGACACAAATCCTACTATTACCTTTAACGATTCAAGCGTTACAAATTTATCGCACACGATTTTGTCTGCTAGTGACAATTTAAGAATTACATCAGATGCTAATAGTGTTGACTCAGGGTCTAGGGTAGAAATTTTTAACGGCTCTACTGAGGTTGCTAGATTTTCATCAGGCGCTGTGTTGGTATCAGGCTCAGTGACAGCCGATGGGCTTACTGTTGATAGAAACGGAGTTCAAAAGAGAGGTATTCAATGGAATCGCAGTGGGACGATAGATGCCGCAATAAATCTTGATTCTGACGAAATAGTAAAATTTGATAACTTTTATAACGGACGTTATCAGTTTAGGTCAGGGGCTTCTGGGTCTGAAGTGCTTAGGCTAGACATAGCCACTGGCGGTGACATCAGCTTCTACGATTCTGCGGGGACTTCACAAAATTTCTATTGGGATAGTTCTACCTCGCGGCTAGGGTTGGGCGTTACGAATCCTGCTTCTCTGTTACATTTATCTGGTGCTAATGGGTCTGGTAGGCTTGAATTACAAAACA